GGCCAGCAGGGCGTCAAGCGACCCGGGCAGTGCAAGTTCTGCGATGCGCGCTGCATCTGTCCCTGTCACACCGAGCAAGACGCCTGAGCCGGCCGCCGGCTCAGGGTTTCCGGGGCTGCTCAGGGTTCAGTCGTCGGCATTCCGCCGAGAAACAGATCTTGTCGCCATTGGGTGCTCGCCCGTCGCCGACCCCGGCGGGGATCAGGTTGTGAAGCCAGGACGCCGGCGAGGCGGGCCGGCCGAAGTCGTGCCAGCTCAGCACGAGCGCAACGATCAGCACCAGAGCGACAGCGCGCAGTGTGGCCCAGAAGCCGTGCCAGTACGCCGAGCGCAAGGCGGGCAGGCCGGCCTTGGTGCGCTGGTAGTCGCTGCTGGCGCGGCGCATGACGGCCCACCGGACGCCGAGAGCGAACAGCACCAGGCCGACCACGATCCACAGCGGGCTGATACCAGCAGCGGTCATGCGCCTTAGTGTGCGTGACCGACCAGACCCGTGTCACGAACCAGAAGTCCCGCCCATCGAAAGCCCGCGACCGTCACGGTCTGCGGGCTTTCGCCTTTCCCGACACGGGAGTCCCTCATGGCCAAAACTGGTCCCGCGCCCAAGGCCGTCAAGCACGGGCACTCCGGCGCTGAGTTCGTCGACGTGCCCGACCTGCCCTATACCGGCCCCGGCAGCGAACGCGACCTGCCCGACATCCCCGGCCTGCCCTGGTATCCGCAGGTCGAGGCGTGGTGGGCGGTCGTGCGCAAGATGCCGCATGTGCGGCTGTGGACCGAGAGCGACTGGCTGTTCGCGATCGAGACCGCGGTCTACAAGAACCAGGTCTACGGGGAGCTGTTCGGCGGCGCGATGCCGACGACGCTCGCCACGGAGATCCGCCGTCGCGAAGACATGATCGGCATGACCATGGAGGCCCGGCGCAAGCTCGGGATCCGCTACGCCGATCCGAGCCTGTATCCCGACGAGGTCGCGGTGGTGTCGGAGAAGTCGGCCAGCAACGTCAAGGACATCAGCAAGGCGCCCAGCCGGCGTGCCCGCCTGGCGGGCTGATCAGCCGTACCAGCCAATACAAGGAGCGATGATGGCTGACCGCAGCCCTCAGGTTTTCACCGAGACGGTCCTGAACGCCACCTACCACTCGGCCAGCGCCGGCGGTGACCGGGTCAACCCCGGCGTCGTCCTGCACATCAAGAACGCGAACGCGGCGCCGTGCGTGCTCACCATGGTCACGCCTGGTGTGGCCGACGGGGACCTGGCCATCGCGGACCGGACCCGCACGGTCACCAACGGCACCGAGGCGTTCCTCGTGGTGCCCAAGAACCAGGTCTACCGCGACGTCGACAACATGGTGGCGCTGACCTGGTCGGTGACCAGCAGCGTCACCTTCGCGGTGCTCTCGCGCAACTGAGCCCGCTGTACCGCCCACCCATGCGGCCCCACCCGCCACGGGGGCGGGCGCGCCTTTCCCGCCAAGGGAGCAATGATGCCGCGCACGCTGGTGCGCGCGCCGGGGCATGATCGGATGCGCTCGCTGGGCGGCCTCGCGCTGGCCTGGATCGAGGCGCTGGTCCGGCACGGCCCGGGCGCGGTGCAGGGTATGGAAATCTCGCTCGGCGACGAGTTCGCCGGCTTCGTGATGGACTGCTACGCCCTCGACGAGCAGGGGCGTCGCATCTACGATCACGTGTTCCTCAGCCGCCCGAAGGGCACCAACAAGTCGGGCTTGGCCTCTTACATCGCCATGTTCGAGGCGCTCGGTCCCGCTCGCTTCCTGGGCTTCGCCGAGGGCGGCGAGGTCTACGAGGATCCGTTCGACCTGGGCTTCAGCTACGAGTACGAGCCCGGCGAGCCCATGGGCAAACCGGTACATGTCCCCATGATCCGGTGCATGGCCACTGAAGAGGGGCAATCCGGAAACGTCTATGACACGATCTTCTTCAACCTGACCGACGAAGACTGCCCGCTCAGCCACGCGCCAGGTATCGACCCAGGTCGGACCCGGGTCTATCTGCCCAATGGCGGCTTCGTGGTGCCGAGCACGGCCAGCTCGGCCGCGAAGGATGGTGGTAAGGAGACCTTTGCCCGGCCCCCGCTCCACGAAGAGCGGAGCGGGGGCCGGGCAGGGGAACCCTGTTTGTGATCTTCGACGAGTCGCATTTGTACAACACGCCCGAATTGAAGCGTATGTACGCGACCGTCACCCGTAACCTGGTCAAGCTGCGCGGTACCGCCTCGTCGCCGTGGCACATCGAGACCACCACCATGTTCGCGCCCGGCGAGGACTCGGTCGCCGAGACCACGTTCCGCTCGGCCGAGCTGATCCGCACCGACAAGAAACGCCGCGGCCGGATCCGGATGCTCTATGACCACCGGTGGGGCGAATGCCAGGATTTGACCGATACCGACGAGCTGGCCGAGGCCATCAAGGACGCGTTCGGCGAGGCCATCGAATGGAACGACGTCGACTCCATCCTGGATGAGTTCTACGACCTCAAGAGCGACCCGAACGACTCGAGGCGCTACTTCCTGAACGCGGAGACCTCCGCCAGCGACACCTGGCTGCAGGCCCGCGACGTGGAAGCCTGCAAGGACGCCACCAAGGCGCTGCAGGACGGCGACGTCATCACCCTGGGCTTCGACGGCTCCATCAACGACGACTCGTCTGCCCTGGTGGCCTGCCGGGTAGATGACGGGCACCTCGAGCTGCTCGAGATCGACGAGCGCCCGCCGGACCTGCCGGCGCACAGGGAGTGGCGGGTCGACGAGGACAAGCTCGACGCCGCGGTGCACACCGCTTTCAAGCGGTTCCGGGTGGTCGGCTTCTACTGCGACCCCGCCATGTGGCAGAGCCACCTCAACCAGTGGCATGCGCGCTACGAGAGTCGGCTCAAGGCCCGGGCCACTGCCGGCCGGCCGCTGGAGTTCCGGTCGAACATCCGCACGCGGATGGCGGCCGCGGTCGAGCAGTTCTACCTCGCGGTCAAGGGCCGGCAGCTGAGCTTCACGCCGCCCGAGGACCGGGTCGAGGGCGAGCAGAACAAGGCGCTCATCCTGCGACGTCACCTTTTGAACTGTTATGTCCGGAAAACTCCCGAGGGAGATCTGCTCCGGAAGGAACTTCCCAAATCGCCGCGCAAGATCGACGCGGCGATGGCAGCTGTTCTGGCATTCACCGCGCGCGGAGACGCCATCAAGGCCGGCGTGAAGACCGGACCCCGAGCCAAGCGCATCCCGCGCCGGGTTCGCTGACTCGAAAGGAATCCCGTGACCGCTCTGGCCTATCCCGTCTCGGTCGACGGTGTGCAGTACGCCGCCGGCACCGACTCCGCCTCCATGCCGGCCGGCGTTGCCGACAAGATCCGCAACCCCAATGCCTGGGTCGGCGGGGTCGCCCCCGCTCTGACCGCCACCCCGGACGGCAAGACCCGGATCGCCCCGGCCGACATGCTGTCGGCCACCAAGGCGAAGGCCGCGCTCGGCATCGAGGTGAGCCTGCTCGCCGGGCACATCGTGCCGACTGGCAGCGCGCCCACCGCGGCCGCCCAGGCCGGCGCCGGCACCAGCGCCACCGCCACCGTGTCCGGCCGCGACACCGCCGGCGTGATCACGCTAACCGCAGGATCCGCCAACGTCGCCGCCGGCAACCAGGTGATCGTCACCTTCAACAAGCCGTACCCGGTCGCGCCGGTCGTGCAGGTCGCGGCGCAGAGTGCCGCCGGCGCCGCCCTGCACCCGTACGTCGCGGCGACCAGCACGACCACGTTCACCGTCGCGCTGGGCTCCGCCCCGTCGACCACCGTTGCGTACCCGATCAGCTACGTGGTCGTCGGCAAGTAGCCGGGAGCGGCCATGCAGAGCAGCGAACTCGAGCACATCCACAACCACTTCCTCTGGATCCAAGACCAGCTCAGGCATCTCGCAGACCGCCTCGACGGCTTCGACACCGCCCTGCGGGACCTCGCCCGGCTGGAGATCATCACCTCTGTAAGGGAGCTGAGCAGCATGGCCAAGCAGTCCGACGCAATCAACCAGCTGGGCGGACGGTTCGACAGCCTGGCAGCTGTCGCCACCGACATCAAGTCCGACTTCGAGGCGTTCCGCGACGCCATGGAGGCCGAGCGGGAGAACCTGAGCGACGAGGGCCAGGCCGCCCTGGACGCGGCCGCCGCCAAGGCCGACGCGGCCGCGCAGAAGCTCGCCGACCTGGACACCGAGGTCGGCGACGCCGACGGATCCGACACCACCAGCGGTACGACGGAGCCGGGCCCAAGCGGCGGCGAGGGCACCGGCCAGCCCGCCGAGGGTGGCGTCGACCAGGCCCCGCCGGCCGGTGAGGGCACCGTGGTAAACCCGGACGAGCAGGGCTTCGGCGACACCGACGCCCAGCCGACCGCCTGATACGGCCCGCCGGCTGGGGCGCTCGAAATGCGTCCTGGCCGGCGGCTGCCCAGGAGGGGTGAAGTGCGAAGGGTTTTGAGGCGCTGGCTACCGAGTCCGCCGGCGCCGGCGGAGGCGCTGCACCGCTGCGACCATCGGCCGCAGCTGGCCGCGGTGATGTGTGCAGGATGCGGGCGGCGCTGGCTGGCCGGCCGCTCGATCTGGCATCCGTGGTGCGCGGCTGAGCTGCGCCACGGGTTTGATCTTTACTTTGAGCGACTGTATTACGAGCCCTAGACGCACAACAGCCCGGTCAGTCGGCGACCGGGCTGTTGGTGGTGCCCTTGCGCGCACGTCGTACCGCTTAGGCTATAAGCAGCGTACCACAGAGATGCGACTGATGAGTCGGTCCTTCTTCTGATCCCGCACGAGCCCGAAGGGAGCGTGCGCGCGCGTGGCCATCAACGTCGACACCCGGCTGTCCCCGGGCTGGTGGATGGACCGGCTGTTCCGCCGGCTGAGCGACCAGAAACGCTGGGACCGACTTGAAGGGCTGCACAAGCGCTACCACGGCGACCCGCCGCTGCCGGAGGGCAACGACGTCGCCAGGGAGCTGTTCACGGCGTTCCAGCGCAAGGCCCGCACCAACTACGCCGAGCTAGCCGTTTCGGCCGTCAGCGAGCGAATGAGGCCGGTCGGCTTCCGTACGGCGGTCGACGGCGACGAGACCGGCGACAGCGATGCGATCGACATCTGGCTACGGGCCCGGATGAACATCGTGGCCGCCGACGTACACGACCTGATGCTGAACTTGGGCGAGGCGTTCGTGATCGTCGGCTGGATGGACGACGAGCGCGGCGTCCCGATCGTCACCGCCGAGGACCCGCGGTGGATGGTCGGCGAGCCCGACCCGGTCGACCCGTACCGGCTGCGCGCCGCCTTGAAGTTCTTGCGCGACGACATCGAGGGCGAGGACCGGGCTTATCTGTACCTGCCCGGCGAGGTCTGGGTGGCCAAGCGGGACGCGCCGTTCAGCAACTGGGAGAAGCCGGTCGGCCCGATGTACTGGTCGCCGACGACCTGGTCCTGGGACGCCGAGCGCTCCGGCACACTGGGCCACGGCGCGCTGCCGGTGGTGCGCTTCCGCAACAAGGACGGCGCCGGCGAGTACGAGAAGCACGTCGACATCCTTGATCGAATCAACTACCAGACCCTGAACCGGCTCTGTACGGCAGCCCTTCAGGCGTTCCGGCAGCGGGCGATCGAGACGCCGAACGTCGACGACGGCGGCATCGACACGATTGACGAGAACGGCAACGAGATCGACTACTCGGAGGTCTTCACCTCCGATCCGGGAGCGATCTGGTTCCTGCCGCCCGGCGCGAGGATCTGGGAGTCCTCGAGCGCGGACATGCGCCAGATTCTGGAGATCAACGAGAGCGACATCATCCAGTTCGCGGCCACCACCAAAACTCCCATGTACTACCTCAATCCGGGCGGAGCGAACCAGAGCGCCGACGGCGCGTCGATGCAGCGGGAGTCGCTGGTCTTCAAGGTGGAGGACCGGATCGAGCGGTGCTCGCCGTTGTGGGCCGAGGTCATGGCGATGATCTTCACGGTGATGGGCGACCAGGAGCGCGCCGACCTGGCGAACATCCAGACGCTGTGGGCCAACGCGGACCGGCTCTCCTTCGCGGAGAAGGCCGACGCCGTCAACAAGCTGCAGAACGTGCTGCCCTGGCGCTCCCTGATGAAGATCGTCATGGACCTGGATCCGCAGACCAT